GCGTCATCGAGATTATCAGCCAAAGACCCAGCGCCGACAGCAGCGCTATTCACTCCTGAATAGTCCACCTCCGTCAACTTGAAACCCGCAAGGTTGGCAAGGGCATTGGCGATTTCTCGAATGACCTGAACAACAGCGATTGCATAGGGAAGAATTGCGTTTAGTGCGGGAATGAAGATGTTACCGATAGCTCGTGCGGCCTGTGTAAGCTGTGCCTGCAAGATACGAAGCTGGTTTGCGGGAGCTTCCAGCGTTCTCGCCATATCGCCCTGAGCGGTTGTCACCTGAGTCATAATGGCGTAGTATCTCAGCTCGGCCTTTTCTGCCTGTGTCATGTTTGCAACGCTTTCCTTGATACCAAGGTTAAGTGCTGTTTGCTGTAACTTTGCTTGCGATAGATCGTAGCCCAAGCGCCGCAGAGGTTCCAACTCGCCGGAAATACCGGACTGTAACTTCAACATAGCTTCTTCGATAGGAATATTTGCATACGAAGAAAGGTCATAGCCCAACTGCGTCAGGTTTTGGCTCATGAGCTGCGCTCGTTCAGCCGTGTCACCGAAGCCGGTCAGCAGCGTGTTGAAAATACCCTGATTGCGAAGCCACTGTGCCGGGTCAATTCCCATAATGTCAGATACATATTCTGCATATTCTTTTGCTTCATCTGCATACTGACCCAAGGCAACCGTGAACAGGTTCAAGTCTTCTTGATACTTGTTGGACTCCGTGACCGCCTGTGCGATGAAATGACCGATTTTGCGGAAAGTAATTGCAACAGCGGCGACATTCAACGCTTTCAATCCACTCGTGAACTTCCCGGTCGTGGTGGTTGCTTTACGGGCAGAAGCGTTATATTTCTCCGTGCTGGTAATCAGCTTTTGGATTTTGGACGGGAATGCCGAGAAACCGTTGGATACCTTCTGCATTTCATCGGCAAAAGGCTTCATGGCGGCGGCAAGAGCGGTCATCTGCTGTGTGAACTTATCAATGTCCGCCGCTTCCAAATCCTCGATCACCTTCGGCAGCTTGGAGAGCTGATTGATAAAGGTGGTCATTTTGGCCTTACCCAACTCGGAGAGAGGGCGTAAACCGTTGGCAAGGGAAGTCAGCTTGTCGCCGTCCGTCCATTTCAGGCCAGCGAGAGCGGTGTTGATTGCCGTGAGCTGGTTGGCGATGGAGGAAGAAATCTTCACATTTCCAACCTGACTCAAAGCGGTCAGCGCATTGGTAAGCCGGGTGATCTTCTGCGAAGCGTCACCGCTGTTCAAGCCTTTCAGAGAATTGGAAAGCTCCCGAATACCCTGAGCGGTCTTGCTCAGACCCGTTGCGCCGCCGTTGGTAGCGGTTTTCAAACGATTGAGTGTGTTAATCAGGTTTTGAAGTCCTGTGACCGCCTGCGTACTGTCATTGACGATCTGAAACTCCAACCCCTGAATTTCCACATTGTCAGCCACTTACGCCACCACCTTTCTCTTGAAATTTCTTATTGACCGATACCATAAAGGCTTCCATGTATGCCTTGGCTTGGTCATCGTGTTTTTCTTGAAGCTGCTTCTGCTGTTTCTTATCCTGCCGACTGAACAGCTCATAGGGGCTTTCCCGATACGGCGTGGGCTTGGTTCCCTTCTTGGCGAAAGCACGAAGAACCGGGGCAGCATCAATAAGCGCTTCGTAAAAATAAGCTCCTTGAAGCCAAGCGTCTTGATTTCTCAGGTCTTGCCTGATCTGCGCCGCCTTTCGGTAATACTTCACCAATTCACAGTCCTGTTCCCAAAACTGCTCATAGGTCATGCCAATGGACAGATAGTACGGGAAAACCTCATAAAACTTTGGCGTGTAAGCGAGAAGGGGAGCGGGGCGATGGTCGCCGCCGCCCCCCTCACTTCTGGAAGATCGGTCGCTTACCAGCCGGTCTTCCAGCTCAGGTTTCCCTCGTTGCCCTCCTGCTCAGGCTCGTCCAGCAGACTCAGCAGGGGGTCGTTATACATCTCTACCAGAGCGGCAATCAGCTCGTCCTTGTGGTTCATACGAGCGTAAATGCTGTCGATCACATCACGCTTCACGAACCGATGATGGGCGAGGAACGCACCGGCAAACAGAGCCGGAAGCAGGGTCATAGGCTTGCGCTCCACATCAGCAGCAACGAAGCCGTTCTTCTCCATCGCTTCAACGGTCTTGCGGGTGTATTCCAGCGTGTAGGTCACACCGGTAGTGGGGTCATTGATAGTCAACTGCTTTGCCATGATAAATCCTCCTTATCAATACGGCGATTGTTGGTGTCTTAGGTTGCGGAG